TCGTGAAAGCCTCCAGAACTCAACAGGACTCTTTCTGTACATCTCTAAATTTTTCCCTTTTAGAGCTGGAATGGATGAGTAGTCGATTTCTCCTTTACGTACTGTCTTGGAGAGCTTAACACCACCCCCCACCGCGTTTTGCCCTTGGGACATTTCTATAAGGCGTTGTTTAAGGTTATCTTCCCTCTTTTTCAACTTATCCATTTCTGTTTGGATAAGTAGCCACTCTTGAGAAACAGTCGTCCATTCTTCATTTGATCGCTCTACATAATCGCGCGAGGACATTTTAGGCGCTACAAAATCCTGCATGCAGCTCCAAAATTTCTTCTCCTCATTAATCATTTCGTTTATGTATTCGTTGTTACGTCCAACCTCTACGACCACTCCATCTTCTCCATCAAATGAAAAGTAATAGGCCATTTCAAGGCCAGTCACTTCTAGCTGATGCTGAAGCTGGGGGTAGTATTTTTCTGGCAACTTTCCGGAGATGGCAATTTGGTGGTCTTCTCTATTGGCACACTTGATTTCCACGATGTTCTTCTTTTCTGCATCAATTCCATCAAGGCTGGCCATCATCCAGTCGTATTTGTTATGGAACATAACTTCAGGAAACACGAATATGTTAAGTTTTCTATGAAAACATTCACGCGCATGGTCTTCTAGATCTAATCCACGCTTCATTGAAGAAGTCATTTCTTGTGATTGACGAAGGCCAAGCTTTTCCTCCCAGAGTTGATATGGAGTTTTCCATGGCGAAATCCCCATGATTACAGGAGCATCAGAAGCTCCGATTTTATTTTTTCTTAGTTTAATCCACTCTTCCGTTCTTTGTATTAATTCCGTCATTAGTTTGAAACCCTTTTACTAGATTCATATTGATTAATCCTTTTTTGCAAATACTCTGACTTTTGTCGTTCCTTAATCAGAGCATCTGCCAAAATGTTTTGTACAATGAAGGGGGCTTTTGCCCCCGCCATTTCGAGCCATTCACTGTAATAATTACAGATATGATCAATGAGTTGCTTTCTGTTCATTTAACCTTCTGCTGCCTCTGGATAGGGTTCATCTTCTTGTGTTTGTGCTATTTCTGCTTGATAGGAATCTCTGTTTTGAATAGCCGAAGATTTTATACGCTCATACAAATCTGCAGGTAGCTCTTCAATACTATTGACAGGACGGGGTTGCAATTTCTTAAGGTATCCAAATACTCTACTGACATAAGCTGGATTGCACCCCTGGAAAATTTCTTTCAGCGCGGCAGCCTCTTTCTCATCGATTCGTTTTACTTCGACAGGAATCGATTCTACAACATCGGCCTGCGCCATTTCTTCATGAGTGTAGATTCCAGAAAGATCACCAGGAAACGCCTTTCTTAAGGCCAACGCTTCAGCACATTTTGCCAACTGATTATGGGCCATCTTGTGCCAAAAGTTTGTAGGGGATCCATCCTTACTTTTCTGGACAAACTCTTCATAGAAAGCACTCGCAGAAACTTCGTGCCAAGTTCCGTCAGCCGTTTGTTTTTTCACATAGGAAGTAGCCGAGAGAAGCTCACCCTCTTTATTGTATTGATAGGTAGGCTCTCTTCCAGGAGCATACCGCCCAGTTCGCTCCGCGATGAGTCGGTATCCATCAATTCCCGTTTGCACAGTCATGACTTCTTTTTTCATTTTACTATCCCATCTCTTGACGGGATGAATTTGTCGCATTGCAGGGTCAAGTCCCGTTTTTTTACAAACGTAGATGAACATTTGAAATTCCTCGTCACTCGCTCCTTTGAAGTACATCTCTTTTATGAGATCGAGATGGTGTCTATCAAAATGTGACTGGGGGGCTAACTCTTGTTTTTTTTGTACTAATTCCATTGTGCTCTCTCCTGTTTTGTAATGGATTTTAGGTATTGGTTATTGAAAATGATCCACTCGTTAAGATAAGAAGGCAGACTCTGCTTCTTTCGTTCGATCTGGATATCAGAGAAGTCTAATCTAATCTCAAGAAGATGGCAGATCTCCTCTAGGTTAGATTCTAGCTTATTTGCGTCTATCGGAGCTGTGCTGTAAAGCTGTGACAATATTTCCTTTAACAGTTCCTTAGTCGCATAGATTGTATAGTCTTTTTTTTCGGAATCATCTAACTCCCACATATCTGGAAGGATGTTATCATACTCATCGCGCATACTCTCTCCTTTTATCCTCTGGCAGGAGGATTTTTAATCGTTTAGCCAATTGCTAAGGTCATCTACATATTCCAATGTAAGATGATCTGAGGTGCATGTGAGACTCTTCCCATCATGACTCGTAATGCTTATAATCCAATCCTTGTCATGTTTTTTCACAATACCCTTGAGGTCGTTTAGAATCTCGTTTATTTTTGTGATCTGCGTTTCATCCACCGTTCCGTATATGGTGAATCTATATTTCTCCTTTTTCATACTTTACCTACGTTGAGGCAGTGATTAGAGGCGTTTTCACGACTTACATGTGATGTCATTTACACATCATAACGACATCATATCTACATCTGATTATTTTTCGCAAGTGATATTTTTTTGCATTCACAATAATGTCGTTCCAACATCACTGTGACGTATATGCGGAGCTGTTTTAGGCAAAAGTACTATGTGTCACTTTTCATTTCATTTAATTATATTTGACACAAAACCTCTCACATGTTAGCGTTGACCATGTCAAAACAATTATAAAATGGACACAATGAAAATGTTACTAAAGGATTATCTTGAAAGAGAGAAGATCTCTTATAGAATCTTTGCTGAGCAAGTCGGTACGCATCCTCAGAACATGTATCGGATTGTTAAAGCAAAGAGTTTTCCACGCCACGATTTAGCAAAAACAATTGTGGAATACACCAAGGGTGAAGTTACTTTGGATGATTTGTATGCCGGGCGTCCCCAGCATGTGAGATGCCCTCTCTGCAAAAAGCTGAGCCCATTTCCAATGTTTGAGAAGAACAGGGAAAAATTTTGCGAAATGTTCTTAACAGGCAAATCAAATTCTGATAATGTGACCCCTATGGGAAAAAAAATGGGGTGAGGAGAGAGCCTTCCACCCCACTCTGAAACTTGTTAGACTGCCATCTAGAGCACATTGTGGTAGTTCGTACAACAGCAACTTAACAATTTTTGTTTATGTCACACATCACTACTCACGATGCATTCATAAGTTTCAGAGATCTGAATGTAAAGGATGCCGGCTTTTTTCACAAGCCGGCATTTGGTTTGAAATTGAAAACACGCTCTGAGCTGAGCAAAAACACCCTACATGCTTACCAACATGTAGACATCCATACAACCTGGAGAGTAAGTATGAACAAAAAAAACAACCTGTTTAAAAAACCACCATGCAACCTTAAAACATGATGTACACAATAGTTAATCAGATTCAGATTAGCCCCCTTGAACATAATGAAAACAATGTTCTTTCAAAAGAGCCCTTTCACTTAAACGTGAATGGATTCTCCAAAAAAATGAGGAAAAGGAGGATATTACCTTATGATTAACAACCTATGTAAATTGTTTAGTAGTCAATCACGTAAGTTTTCTTACATGATCGAGATCATCCTACCAAAATCAGGAATAATCTCGCAAGTTCAAAATGCAACCACCATGTTTTTTTTAATTCTGGGTGCCTCTTTCCCATTCAATGCTTGTTCCGTACCCATTCTCGATCGAGTAAATTTGCCTCCTTCAGAAGAGCCATTGTTTAAACTAAAGCACATAAGAAATATTCAACAGCACCGAGGTGTAAAATGAGGGATTTAAATTCGTCACAGGAAATGTCTCGAGAACGATGCTTAGCTATCATTGCCGAAGCTTACAGCAACAACACTAGAGACTCACAGTTCAAATTCTTCCTTTGGGAAGTCTTTGTCAAGGAGCTCGGCTACAATGCCGCCGCCTTCTTGGGCTATCTAATAAACAAATATTTTTACTATTTGGGCCAAGGAAAACTCGCGTCGCACAAAAAATATGGTGCTGGGTGGTTTTACTTTACCATCGACAAAGCTAAAGAAGAAATTTACCTTAGCCGGGATGAACAAGATGTATGCATTAAAAAACTGAAAAGTCAAGGCTTGATTGAGCAAAAACTTTTCTCAAATCCGGCCCGTCGCTTCTTTCGCCTAAACCTCGAAAAAATAGCCCAAATTCTCTCGATTTCAGAGAAGTTTGCGGAAAACCCGCAAACTGAATCTCCTAGTAGTTTGCGGGAAAGCCGCAAACTGGTTTGCGGAAAACCCACAAACCGGTCCTTATATAATAATACATACAGTACAAATAATAGAGAACAAAACACACACACCCCTACCCCTCTCACCAAACCCAAAGATCCTGAGGAAAAAGTGCGTGATTCGGCTTGCGCCGAGAGTGTGAGTGTACAAAAATCTCCTCCAACTCAAATCAGCAAAACAAAAACCGTTTTGCCTACAAAAGACTATGGACCCGACGGTTTGGTCAAGATGACCGAGAAGCAGTACGAGGATCTGCTCAAGCACATGAGTGCCGAAGAACGTGCGCGATGGATCGATGACGTCTCAAACGAGATTGGAGCTCAAGGCGAAGCAAAGTTCAACAAGAAATACTCATCTCACTACCACGTGATACTCAAGTGGAAACGCTACCGGGAAGTGAAGACTGGAGGCAAAGACCAAAGCAAAATCGCCCCTCATAGGAGAGGCAGCAAATACGTAACCCCAGGAGATTATCAAGATGACGATTTTGAATTTCCAAGAATGTAAGATCACTCAGGATGTGCATAAGAATGCCCTTAATTTGCCCCAGGATCGACGATCTCGTGAAATTGGTCCTATGGTAGCCTCGAACAAAAAAAACGCGAAATTGGGCGAAAAAACAGCCTGGTCGCAATTTTGCGATTTAAACAAGATTCGCGAAGAATACAGGAATGCCTGCATTGAGACTCTAAAAATACCCGCAGATTCTCACGGAAGCTTCGAAGAAAAAGCATCCCAAATCCTGAAAAACCCCAAAAGTTTGATTCTTATCGGTGCGTCAGGTCGAGGCAAAACCATGTTTATGTTTGCTCTGATACGCGCATTTTTAGAGAATAACTTGTTTGGACTTTGCGAGTTAAGATATTTTCGTTCAATAGATTTGGAGAATAGATTATATCCAGAATCAGGAAAATACATTGAATCAAAGTATTTTATAGATGATGTTGCCTCACTGCCACTTCTATGTATCGACGATTTCGGGATGGAGCGCGATACAAAAAAGATTGAAAGAGATTACTACGATATTTTTGATCAGCGTTATGGGAAAAATAGAATTACTATTATTTCTACCAATCTGAGCGGCAAGGATATTAGGCGCGTTTATGGAGAGCGGATAGGCTCGCGATTAAAATGCTGCACCGCAATTGAATTTAACGGACCCGACTTGCGTGGTCGTGACATTTAAAAATAATTATGTTTTGCGTATAAATTGTAGATATGCTTAGATGGAATTATGCGACCCTTGGAGAGTGCTAATGATAAAAATTATAATTTCGTTTCTAAGTGCCTGTGTGATATGTGTTTTAGCATTTGTTTTTTTTACTAGATCTCCTTCCGAAGAGCTAATTGAAATAGAAAACTTTCTTGTAAAAGAAAGAATTAAAGGGTTGGACTTGGAAATTATTTTTTCCTGTTTAGAACGAGCTGAAAAAATACTTAACAAGGATGAGTATGAAGTTGTTTGTCATCTTTTGGAAGTGAAGGCATTAGAAAAGAGAATAAAAACACTAGAAAATAAATATTTGTATGAACCCAAAGAATAGTAAACACAACTTTTTAAGAGAGCTAAGGCTGAATAAAAATTTGACAAAGCATGAGTTGGCTGAGGCAATTGGAATTCATACCACAACCATTCATGCTATCGAGTCTGGTGCAATAAAATGTGGGGAGCTAAATGCGAGAAGGCTCGGTGAATTTTTCAAAGAAGATTGGAAGAAATTTTTAACTTTTGTTCGTTATGAATCTTAGTATTGTCAGCCTTCTCTGGGATTTATTTGAAGCCTTCACTATAAACGTGTGGAGTCGATTTGTTATAATATCTGCATGGTTTTTAATGGCTCTCATAACTATTTTTGCTATAGATGTATTTTTGTGCTGGCTAGAATGAAAATAGTTATTCCTGGAAAGCCATTCGCAAAAATGAGACCTCGTTTTTCTAAGAGGTCTCAATTCGTTGTCACTTACGATCCACAAGATTCAATCAAAAAAACTGTGAGGGCAGTTATCGCTAAAGAGATGGCAAATGCCTTAAATTCAACGGATAAATCTCTTTACCTAGCAGCTGGAGAGATCTGTCGCGCACAAATTTTTGTCGTAGAATTTTTCTTTTTCCTTCCCGTTAATGTATCAGATAGTGTAATGATAAAAAATATGAAGTTGTGGGGGATGATCGAGGCAAATTGCAAACCTGATTATGATAACCTCGAAAAATTTTACCTAGATTGTGCTAACGGAATTCTTTGGGCCGATGATTCAATGATCATCAGGGGATCTGCAAGAAAAAGATACGACGAAAATCCACGGGTAGAGATTGTGGTGACTGCAAAAAAACAGATGTTCTTAACAGAAAAAGCACAAAATGTGATGGCGCTCTTTTCGCCCTCTGAATTTAAGGAGATTGTCAATGATGCTAAAAACCTTGCCTTCTTGGATACAGAGAATTTTGGGGAATTTGAAGGAGATCTTCTCGTGGATTGGTTACAGACCTCCGCCTGCGTTTTAAGCAAATTTGCATTAAAACACGCGAATAAGCTTACGAAAGTATCAAAGCAAGGGGATGTGATCGCCGAAGTGAGAGATTTTGAAGCTTTTACGGAAAAATTAGAAAGGGGAGAGTATGCAATCTAAGAAGGCGAATCAGAAGACAAAAGAACGAATTCCCAAACCGAAGACAAAAGAGCCCATTAAAAAACCACTTTCATACTGCGAAAGATTTTCGGAATGGTTGGCTAAGAAATATATTCAAATTTTTGGGGAATCATCGCCATGTGGGAAAAAAAAATAATACCAAAACTTGGGCTTATACTCCTTTGTAATTCATGTACTTGTAGTTTAAATGTGGTAAACACAGAAGGTACAGCCAGTGACGTTATTGACGAGACACAAAGCAACAAACCTGATGTTTCACCGGATATAGATTTAAAAATACCAGCTACCTAAGAGAAATATGTACGAAGCGAATTTAATATACCTAGATGAGAAAAGCTATACATTCGTTTTAGAGAAATCTCAAGTTCGTGGGTTTTTAGATTCCATAGTTAAAGGAAAACCGTTCATTGATGAAAAAAATGACATAATTGTCTGGCTGCCTCTGGACAATTTACGTCTTCTGATTATTTTACCAAAAGGAGAGAGTAAACGATGCCTGGAAAACCAAAACTCGGATCAGGAAAGCGTTTCGCAAAGCTAGAAAAGTCACTTGCTGCTAAGGGTGAAGTATCGGATCCCGCAGCAGTAGCCGCTTCTATAGGCCGTAAAAAATATGGCGCGAAGAAAATGGCGAAGATGGCTGCGAAAGGAAGAAAAAATGGATCGAAATAGGACGGATATATTTCGATTTGGAGAAATCACAACACCTTATCAAGACTGCATAAATCTTCTCGTAAAAGTGGAGTGCATCAATGATATTGTTTCATACAATTCTACTCTTGCAATTGGCGAAAAATATCAAGATTGGATTTTAAAGCATAAAGAATTAATCCTTGATCTCGTTGATATGCTCAACGACGATATTGCAAGAATGGAGCGGAAGAGATGAACACCTTCCGCGCGTGGAATTTAGAAACTCGATCTTTGGATGAGCTTATTCCACATTCATCTAATCCACGCGTCCTTTCTAAAAATGACGCGGATCAACTCAAAAAGAGCATCAGAAAATTTGGTCTTGTTGATAAGCCGGTCATTACTGCTAGCGGTAAAATTATCGGCGGACATCAACGCATTCGGATTTTACAGGAATTGGGATTCACGGATGTAGAATGTTGGGTGATTGATGACGAAGAGTTGACTGAACGCGAAGTTGACGAGCTAAACATCAGACTCAACCGAAACGTAGGTGACTGGGACTGGGATAAGCTTGCCAATACGTGGGATGTAAATGATCTTTTAGATTGGGGGTTCGAGGATAAAGAATTCGAAGAAACGATGCCAATGCCGAAAGCGAGCAAGGTAACGTTTGAATTTAGTGAGAAAGAAGAGCTCCACGAATTCCTCGATAAGATGCAAAGGTTTCCGGAAAAAGAAATAGGCTCATGGACGTTCAAAATGAAGGTGAAATGTGACAAAGAAAAAAAATAAGAAGATGTCAAAAACAGACAAGATGGCCGCAGAAAAGGCAAAGCTTGCAAAAGCCCCTTTGGTTCCGAACAGATTACCAATGGATCAAGGAACAAGTATATAGTAGGTTAGTATGAAAACTGAAGAGTCTATAAATCAATTAACTTGTTTGTGCGACAGACTAAAATACGAATTAAATAAAACTGTATGTGAGAAAAAGGTGGAGCTGAAGAAGATAAACAATCTTAATAACTCAATATATATTGCAGAAAATATTTTGCAGGAAATAGATGGCCCTGAGTATGTCTAGGCATTCGGTCGCAAATTTTACGTCTGAGCAATTAATCGAAGCTCTTGAGAAGACAAGGGGATTTATCCTCTCTGCGCAAAAATACCTCTTAAAGAGCTATGGAATAAAGGCAAGCTATCACACGATACGGACAAAAATCCGTGAGTGGGGTTTTGAAGATTGGATAGAAGAACTGAGGAAAAGTCTAGTGGAAGATTGTATGAGCAAAGCATTTCACAAAGCCATACAACAAGGAGATAATTCTTGCCTATTCTGGGTATTAGAAAAATATTCTCATCAAATCGATTTCTTGAAACCAAAACTAGAAGATACTGAAACAGAATCCAAAAAAGGATGGAAAATACTACTTTCTCATGTTAAAGGAACTACTGAGTCCGATACAGAAAAGAAGTCTGATTGAAAGTACTGCGCGATTGAACTTTTGGGAAGGTCCAGTTCGATCAGGCAAGTCCTATTCCTGCTTTTGGAGATGGATCGATTTTATACAAAATGGGCCAAAAGGTCCTCTCGTCATGTGTGGTCGTACAGAGCCAACAATCAAGCGCAACATCATTCGCCCGCTTCAAGAGCTAATCGGTGACGATCTTCAATATATGTCAGGGAAAGGCGAAGTCAAGCTTTGGGGAAGAACAATCGATGTAGTAGGGGCTAATGATGAAAGAGCGGAAGCTAAAATACGTGGCTCCGAATATGTGGGTGCCTTATTGGATGAAGTTACCATATTACCTGAAAACTTTGTCAAAATGCTCTTTTCTCGCCTATCTTTACCAGGAGCGAAACTTTTTGGATCCACCAACCCAGATAGTCCATTCCATTGGCTCAAGACCGATTACCTGGATAAATCCTCGGATATGGACGTAAATGTTTTCTCGTTTAGCATCGAAGACAATCCTTCGCTGGATGAAGACTACAAGCGGAACCTTAAGAAGGAATACTCAGGGCTTTGGTACCAACGGTACATAGAAGGCAAATGGGTATTGGCGGAAGGGTCTGTCTATGACTTCTTTGATGAATCTCTACATGTAATTAAATACCCCCCCGCTCAAGCTCAATACTATATTTGCGGTATTGACTATGGAACGTCTAATCCGTGTGTCTTTTCCCTCATTGGATACAATCCATCTACCTACCCCAACATGTGGTTGGAAAAAGAATACTACTATGACTCACGCGCTAAAAATCGCCAGAAATCTGATAGTGAATATGTTAAAGACTTAGTTGAATTTCTTGCAGGGTATAATGTTAAGGCAGTGTATGTCGATCCATCCGCACTTTCATTTAAAGTGGAAATGCGTAGAGGCGGAATAAACAATGTATTAGATGCGAACAATGACGTGGTTCCTGGGATTCGTTTCCAGGGTCAGCTCATTTCTAATGGGACCTACAAAATATGCTGTCAGTGCACTAATGCGATCAAAGAATATAGCACATACCTTTGGGATGAAAGGGCGTCTAATCGCGGGATAGACCAGCCACTTAAACAGAACGACCACTGCTGCGATGCCCAGCGATATGCTTTATACAGCCATTTCTTTGACAAAATGCAAAGTAGCATGACGGAAGAAGAGGCTATTTCAATGGAAAGAGTTTATGGCAGAAAATTTTACGGCTGATATTGAAATTAACTTTAAAAAAGGCAGTAAAAAGGTCGTGAAAATTATTCCTCATTATGATAGCTACAAGTACATGGCAAAGAAGCTAGAAGATGTGCTTAATAATGAGCTTCATTATGAAGATGGAGATTGTGATTTGCATTTTGGGACAATTAATAGACTAGCAAGTTAAAAACATGCGAGGCGGCCTGATCAGCCTATGGGGTGCGTAACCATCCCACCTCGCTCCTTTCGTTACGGAAAGTAATTTCTATTGCGTAGGGGCGTAAATGGGGCTGACAGGCCAAGAAATTGTTAATAGTTGGGACGACGCATACGATAAAAACTGGTATGCGTGGAATGCCTTTTATCCATATGCAGACCAAGATCTTCGGATGTTTCTTGGAGATCAGTGGAACGAAGCGGAAAAACGCTCACTCTTCCAAGATAATCGCTCAACTTTCGTCTATAACCTCATACGACCCAATATCAACATGGTGTCTGGCTACCAAAAAAAGCACAGACATTCATCTGTCGTTATCCCTACTGAAGCTCAAGATCAGCAAGTTGCAGACCAACTAACGAAGCTTTTGATCTACGTAATGCAATATGGTGATGGATATGAGTGCATTTCTGAGTGCTTTCGCGGTGCGTTAATCACTGGGTGGAACCTCATCAGCTTATGGAAAGATTATCGTACCGACCCGCTTAATGGAGATATTCGCTTTGGAAGAGAGCCATACAATGGCTTTATCTGTGATCCTTATTTCTCAAAAAAAGACCTTTCTGATTGCTCAAATATCCAGAGAAGAAAATACCTTTCGCTTGAGCAAGTGAAATCTCTTCTTCCTGGCTATGAGAAAGACTTAGAGATGCTCTATAGGATCGGCTGGGAAAGAGACGATAAATTCACATGGCTTCCATATCAACAGCAGCCCAATGGCCAAAGAATGATGGCCTATGATGAATTTTGGGTGCAAGGTTGGGAAGAGAAGAAATTCCTTTATGATGTAATAAATGCAAATACTTTTGAATATAATGGAGAAGATTCAGATCACATTCTTTATTCTAATCCTAATATTGAACTTATTACTCGTGTTGAGCCGTATGTGGAACAACACATAATAGTTAACAATAATTATATACGAACAGAAAAAAATCCATACGGACTTAATGAATATCCATTCGTTCCGGTTTTCTGCATCTTTGAGCCAGAATCGAGTGATTACATTCTAAAAGTGCAGTCCCTCGTTCGGACCATGGTCGATCCTCAAAGAGAAGCCAATCGGCGTCGCTCTCAGATGATCGATATAGTGGAAAGCCAGATAAATTCAGGGTGGATAGCAGAAGAAGATTCATGTGTTAACCCCCGCTCTCTATTCCAGACTTCACAAGGCAAGGTTGTTTGGAAGAAAAAAGGTCTACAACCAGGTGCGTTAGAAAGGTTAACCCCCGCACAAATTCCTCCTTCCTTCTTCGATCTGAAGAACGTCCATGACGATGACATCATGAAGGTGGCAAACATTTCAGAGGAATTGCTAGGACAAGCAGATTCAGAGCAAGACTCTGGGTTGAAAGTAATGCTAAGACAAGGCGCAGCCCTTGTTGGTTTGCAAGACATATTTGACAATCTTCGCTTTGCACAAGAGATAGTTTCAAAGAAAGTCGTGAAGATGATTCTTCAGTGGTCTCCTGTGAAAATGCGAAGAATCATGAATGAAGAGCCAAGTGAAAATCTACGCAACACACAGGTTTCTAAATATGACATCGCCGTCCAAGAAGGTGTACTTACTAATTCTCAGCAACAAATGTTCTTCCGTCAAATGCTCGATCTTAAAGCCATTGAACCAGAATCAGTCCCCCCTGGATTTCTTGCTAAAATTGCTCCTATCCAAGGAAAGACAGAATACATGCAGGCAGTGGTTGAATACAATGAACAGCAACAGCAAGCAGCAGCAGAAGCTCAAGCTGCGCAAAATGAAGCCCTCCAAACACAAAATCAACTTATACAATCGCAAGCAATCGCAAACATTGCTTCCGCTAAAGAAAGATTTACTCGAGCAGTGGCAAACATGGGGCTTGAAGATGAACGCGCGTCCAAATCTATAGATAATAGAGCAGACGCTGTCCTGAAAAGAGCTCAAGCTATGAAAGAAATAGAGGCTATGGATGACGATCGTATAGCTAAATTTTTAAATATATTTTTGAAATTAGAAGATATCAACCGTGAACAGGAAACAATTGTCAAAGCGGACGATATTTCTATATCGGCACAAACTGCCACAAAACCACAAAAACAAGAGGTAAACAATGCCAAAGCCATACCACCCTAATAAGGTTCCTATGGAGTCAAAAATGGATGCTCGTTACCCAGGAAAAGCTCATAACGACCGTTTTCTAAACGTCGAAAAAGCTGGTTCTTTAGGGAACGGTGTCATGGGTCATGCTTCTAAGCCAATGCAAGTAAACCCAGCTCCAAATTATGACATCAGTCGAGTCCGATATGAGGATTCCGATTATAGGGGAACCCCAGAGCAAGCATTTCATTATGACTACTAAGGGGATATGACATGAAGCAAGAAGTAGGGGAAACCACACAAGCCATACTAGAGGCAGATGAAAAGGCGATCGAGAAAATTCTTTCTGAGTACTCGCATATGAAAGAACCATACTGGATTGTCATATTTGCAAAGCCCAGCAAGTGGAAAGTAGATGGGAAACCCACATGTTTGAAGGTCATAAAACCATATTTTACTGAGCCAAGAAGCCAAGTGGGCATGATCATTGGCAAAGTAGACAACAAATTAGGAAAAATCAAATGGGAAGTCAACATGCCTGATAAACCATTTGGTTTTGAACTTTTAGGATTAGAGCAAAGTGGATGCGATGTCTATGAGACGTCCATACCAACTGCATACGTATACAATTAAAACGAGCCGCCATCGTTTCTTTGCCTGCCATTAAAGAAAAAGGGCGTATTAGGAGAGAGCCAATATGGATAGTGTTACTCAGACGGGCGTTATTACTGAAGCCGCCGTTCAGACTGACCAATCGCAACAACAGTCAATGCAACAATCAGAACAGGAACAGCTTGTTCCTTTATCTGCATTGCAAGCCGAACGACGCGAGCGACAACAACTTCAAGAAAATTTAAAGATGATGCAAGACCATCTGTCTTTGATGCAGGCCAATACTCAAAAGCCTCAATCAAAGCCGGAAGATCTAGAAGGTTTATCAGACAGTGATGTTCTCACTGTTGGAGAAGCCAGAAAGTTCATTTCTCAGTTCACTAAACAGCAAGAACTTGCTGTAGAAGAACTTAAGATGGCTCAAGCAAATCCAGATTACAATGATGTGGTCAGAAAATATTTACCAGAAGTTTTAAAAAACGACCCTGATCTTAAAGAAGTAATCATGAATGCGCCCAACCCTTACAAGGCGGCGTATCACTTAGCTAAGCGTTCTGACAGCTATCTACAAGACAACAGAAAAATGTCGCGTTCCCCAGAAGTACAACAAGCCGTTCAAAACCTTCAAAAGGCTGGCAACTTGTCGTCCATGGGATCGTCCGTTTCAAGTGGTGTTGGTAGTAACTACAAGAATATGAGTGATAAAGACTTCATGGAGCTTGCGAATAAGAACAGGGGATTCATGTAAAAAAAGGGATTAACAAATGACAATTACTACTGTGTCAGTTCTTCCCCCCGCAGTGCGCGATTACTATGATCGCCTGCTTCTGATGACAGCATATCCAACGCTCATTCATACAAAGTTTGCGCAAAAACGTATGCTGCCACGAAAGATGGGGGATACCATCGTCTTTAGACGATATAACCGTCTCGCAACAGTGCCTGTGCCTCTTGTAGACGGAGTTACACCACCTGGAGCTGCTCTTAGTGCAACAGATATTAAAGCACGAGTAGACTTCTATGGTAACTTTGTGATGATCACAAACCAAGTTGAACTCACCGTTGAAGATCGCGTGTTGAACGAGTCGGCAAGACTCCTTGCACAAAACCTTGGTCAAACAATGGATGAAGTCACGAGAGATGTTCTTGCATCAACATCATCAGTGCTCCAGTGTTCTAATGGCACTAACGGAAACACCCCAACAGAACTCACATACGACGACATTGCAGGAGCTGTAAGAACGCTTCTTGGAAATGACGCTGAAATGATTTCTGAAGTGGTAACTGGTGCTAACCTTTTCGGTACGGCTCCAATTCGTCCGAGTTTCTGGGGTTATATCGATACGGATCTACTTAATGATCTTGAATCTATCGATGAATTTGTACCTACATCTCAGTATCCATCACAGCAAACTGTATTGGATGCAGAATGGGGTTCAACCGGCAACGTAAGGTGGCTCTACACATCTGTTGGTAGCGTATCCGCTGCTAGCCCAGCTGTGTATAACAACTTCATCGTTGGAAAAGAAGCCTATGCAGTCGTGCATCTTGGTTCTGAGACAGGAGAATTCTACATTGAACCACTCGGTTCTGCAGGTTCTGCTGACCCACTTCATCAGCGCGGTACAGTCGGGTGGCAGCATCCGTTCGTGTCACGTATTTTGAATGATGCGTTCATGATCAACTTAATGTCCACAGCGGCATAAGGAGGATAACATGGCACAAATGAAAACTATGAGCTGGACCAGTGCTGGTGCAGTGAGAAACCTAGATGTGGGATTTGAAGTTGACGAAATCACCGTCACTAACCGAACCGCAGGTGCTCAATTTTATTGGAATACCGGCATGCCGGATGGTTCTTATATGAGAGTTGACACTGGCGCGTACACTGGTACGAACGGATTTACACCGTTGTCCCAAAGTAGTGTATATGGTGCATCCATTTCTGGATTTACCAACGCTAACCCTGGTGTGATAACAGCTTCAAATATTTCCCAAGTGGGGATCGTAGCCGGAGATACTATTATGGTATCGGCCGTTGCTGATGATGGTTCTGGTACTTCCCTAAACGGGGAATTCACTGTAGCCTCAGTAACTTCAACGCAAATCACCCTTACTCAAAACACATCGGCGCCAACATACAGCGTCTATGTTTCAGGTGGGTTTGTTACTAGAGTTTCTGATTCAAATGGTAATCCAGTTGCAACAGAGAACTTCGCTATTGAAGGTGTTACTCTGGGCTCTGGCGTATATGGCTCTAATAATGACGCTATGTCGGCTGTCATCAGAGGTGGCAATTCAGTGACCTAAAAAAATGGCGGGGGTAATTCCCCGCCTTCATTAAGGAAAAAATATGAGTAAGAAAAATGACTTTGATAAACCAAATGAGCTTCTAAAGCCAAAGAGCGAAAAAGAAAAAGAGTGGCTCGACCAAGAAGTGAAAATTGAATTTTATAATCTGGAAGAGCCAGGACTGATGAATAAGTTTCCCTACGGAACGACAAGAGATTATAAAGTTTATACACTCATGCATGGTGGAACCTACACATTGCCGAGAAAAGTAATTCAACACCTTGAAAGTAGGCAAACACCTATCTGGAAATACCAACCAGATGGTTTAGGCAGCATGGTAAAAAAATTATCGGGATGGAAACCAAGGTTTCAATGCCGGCAGCTATTCGCATAACAATTAGGGGATCATATGCCTTGGGCACTCTCAAACATTCGCAACGAAGTTCGTCAGCTTACTGGGAGGCTGAGTTCGAATGAGCTTTCGACACAGGAAATTGATACTGAGATCAACAACTATTATCAATTTATTTTTCCTGCTGAGGTAAAGCTTGAGCGAGAACACGTGTATTATGAGTTCGAGACTGTAGCTAATCAGCAAGAGTATGATCTCCCGAATTCTACTTACACTAACGTAGAACCGCCTTTCTACTTAGATCTCATGCCGCTCCTCTATTATCAGGATCCAACGCTTTACTTTGGTGAAAATCCTGAGCAAATAAGTCGCCAAACTCCTTGGACAGGCGATGGAACAACCACAAATTTTTCCACTACAGTTCAGTTTCCACAAATCCTTGCGGGATCTGTCCTTGTTACCGATAACACAGAGAATTTCAATGATGATGGAAATGGCGTTCTCGTGGGAACCTTAGGTGGTACTGGAACGGTGAATTACTTGACAGGTGAGATCGATGTCAACTTTTTTACAGCTCCAGCTGACGGGCAGATCATCTATTTAAGTTTCGAACAGATCATGCCTGGACGACCAACAGCGGTTTTGAATTACGATAATAAATTTCGTTTCTATCCCGTACCGGATACGGTGTACAGGGCGAGAATCAAAGCATACAAGATACCAGAGCCACTCACACAAGCTACGGACACTCCTACACTAGAAGAATGGGGCCTTTGCATTGCCTATGGAGCTTCTAGAAATATTGTCATGAAGTTTGGTGAAATGGAGCGATATGCAGAACTTACATTAAATTATAAAGAGCAAGTTTCCTATATTTTAACGCGCACTGTGCAGAATTTATTGAATACACGCGCACTACCAATGTTTTGAGGTGACAAATGGCTTGGAACAAAGATTTTCCAGCAAACAATACAAAGATACGTTTAGACCCTGCTGGGGTGCGAGCAAACTGGGATGCCATTGAAACCGGTGGAGTTCCCTACGATTTTCTAAAGCTACAACTACAAGGTGCAGACCATGCCAGAGAAACAGGGTATGGTTGGCTTTATACTAAGGCAGGAGGAAGTGGTCGTTCGGAACTATTTTACATGGACGACAGGGATCCTGCATTGGTCACTAGATTGACTAGGGATGGTGGGATAGGTTTTTTTGGGCAAACTCTCTATGGAGATGAGATCATCTTAAATGATACATCTGAATTCGCATACACAAGAGATGCAATGATCAGCGCGGCAGGCCGTGTTTCATCTTCTGGGACAATACAAAGTGGTGCATTTAATATTGATAGTGCACAGAAAAATTCTACAGGGGACTATACAGTATTTTTTGATGAAGATATGTCAAGCTCTTCGAATTGGACGGTTGTATGCAATATCATTACCAGTGGTGGCAATTCGGAAAGAACATGTGTCGTGTATGAACAAGAAACAGATAGATTTAGCGTTAGAAATTTCAACTCTTCTGGAAGTTTAAGCGATGCAGGATTTGGCTTTGTAGTAATAGGAGGCCGTCCTGGAGAATGAGCTATCAACCATACCTAATCTCCCAATTTCGGACGGGTGTTGACACAGAAGTACAACCTTGGATACTTCCTCAAGATGCTTTTCAAGTGCTGCTCAATGGTTTCATTGAGCATGGGATGGTATCTAAGCGTGCTGGTATGGAATTTTTCGGTCGAATGGTTTACGACAACGATCCAGCGCCTACAAATCCAATCATGGGAATTAAGACGTTTGTAGATACAAACAACACGCTCCAGCTACTTATTTTTGACACAAAAAGAGCAGCAATCTACAACACTGGAACAGAAGAATTTGATCCTCTGGATACAGCAGATATTTTTGATGGAACTCCTTCTTCTTTCATTTCGGGAGTTGGGTATGGGAAAACAAAGGCTTTCTCTACTAGTACATACTTTTTCACCAATTTTAACGGCGATATTGCGCTTCCAATATCGTCTATGAGGCAGTTTACGACTGGAGCGACAACAAGTGTTTTTGTCCCTAATACAAATCCTGACGGAATTAGCAATTATGTAATCGCCGCCCAATTCATTTTCGCCTTTCGGGAACGACTTGTTGTTTTAAATACAGTGGAGTCTACCACGTTTCCAGCGGGTACGCCACCAGTCGGCACAGGAACGAACTATGCACAGAGAATGAGGTGGTCTCGACCACTTAATCCTGCTGCCTCTGGCGATAATTGGAATGAAGTAAAACCAGGTAATGGCGGTTTTGTAGATGCACCAACTTCGGATCAAATCGTTTCTGCAAAACAGCTACAAGACGTAATACTTGTTTTTTTCACAAATTCTGTATGGGCTATAGAACCTGTTTCAGATCCAGCGCAGCCCTTCAGATGGACTAAGATTAATAGCTATCGCGCTTGTGATGCTCCTTATTCTACTATCGCGCACGATCGTTTCTCTATTGGCTTTGGTAAGCGCGGTATCGCAGCATGCGATCGTGTAGAAGTTCAACGTATAGACCACAAAATTGATAACTTCATGATGACTCAGGTCAATGCTACTTTCTACGATAGAATGTATTCAGAGAGAAATTACACAAATCGAAGATCATTCACTCTTTTCCCTTCTGGAATCGAGAATCTCAACCCAGAACAAGAAGCAGAAACGTCAAATTACGCCTTAATCCGAACAGATGAAGAAGGGGCTTGGTCTATCTACAGCGTTTACACTACAGATCTCGACGAAACTAACGGGACAAATCTTAGCTGTTTGGGGTATGCAGAGGTTAGCCAGGATCTCGCATTTGATGACTTCACAGGCGATAGAGATTTTTCTTTCGAAGATTTTGACGATGAAACTTGGCAATCTTATTTTTTCCAAGACAATACAGAGATCTTTTTAGGGGGAGACCAAAGTGGCCGCATCCTCATGCTCGAGTCTGGTGGCGATGATATGGGCGCTGATATCGCATTCGAGTTACAAAGTGCAGGATGGAACCCTTACAAAGAAGAAGGTATTCAAGCTCAAATGGGATATGTGGATTTTTATGTCGATGCTGATATGGACACAGAATTTACTGTAGACTTCTTTGCAGATGACATCGATTTTCCATATACATCACAAACTCTGAACTGTCTGCCTAACTTAGGTTTTATTGCTGACATAATCAACGTCACACTCTCCAATCCTGTACAAATTGAGGCTCCTAGCAATGGTCTACAAACAGGGGAACAGATATATATCTACAATGTGAAAGGAGCAGGTGATGTAAGTGGAGGCCCTTACACAGTCACAGTAATAGATGAAGACAACTTTACGCTTGATGGAATTGATGGAACAGCATTTCAAGCCTATGTTTCAGGTGGGCAGATTGTGCGAAGACCCTTCCAGAACACCAAATGCTGGAAAAGAGCTTATGCAGGGGGAAAGGGATATCAGCATTATATAAAAATTACAAACACTGGTACTAATGATGTTCTCAACTTCAGTGGATTTATGCCGTGGTTTAGACCTTCTGGAAAACGTATTATCGGAGGTGGGTAGATGACGCTTCCAACAGATATTGTATTCCCTTTGGACCCAGAGTTACTTCGAGCCGGAGATATTGATTCTGCCAAGAAATACAACGCTAATCTGATCACTTCTTTAACTGACATGTATCAAGACATCGCACAGAATGTAAACGGTTCAATAAGAGAATGGTCTCCAACAGTATATGGGACTGGAACAGCAGGCACGGCAACCTATTCGAGGCAATTTGGGTGGATAAGAAGAGCAGGAATATTAACTGAATTATGGATGGACATAGCTTGGACAGCTCATACAGGTGCTGGAAGTGCAGCAATTTTGATGCCATATCAAGCAGCTAATAGTAGTGGCTCTCCTTGGATTGGAACTCTTGAATCTGCACAAGCAAATACATTTGGCTCTGGAAATACTTACCTTGTTTGGCGCTGTGAACCAAATACTACGCAAGGATCGATAATAAGATGTGGATCAGGTGTTGTATCAACCAGTTTGCCGCTTGCTGCTTCTGGTGGATTCAGAGGATATATTCAATATTTGGGTAAAGAAATTGAAAACTGATGAAACTTTGCACAAAAAATTAAGGTGGGTACGAATATATGACCCAGTACATATTCCTAGGGAATATATTGAGCAGATTAAGGACAGGGAATTCTCGGTTGAGAGGTTTTACACATTCCAAGAGGAAATATGCGTAAATGAGGGAGCAGAATTAGGGTTTGAGATCAATCCGTTTAACCTTCTTTTTGCTCTTGCAGACGAATCCAATAGAGTTAAGGGCGTCCTTTGGATGGTGGTCGACGTGCTGACGAATTCTTTGGTGATAAATACCTTCTCTGTGGACAAGGAATACTGGGGAAACGGCAAAGCAGTCAAGTTGTTGATAGACAAAGCAATTGAAGTAAAAAATGGTGCAAAACTCGATAGGATTTATTGGATAACTCGATGTCCTAAGCACTCTGAAAAATTCGGGTTTAAGCGTAGTAAACAGACTTTAATGGAGTTTAGTGATTATGGGGAGCTCAGCGAGAGGAACATTAGTAGGAACCCAGGCAAAACAAGTGGGATCAACAGATCTGATGACGTCGGAGCAGAAGAAATTTCTTGCAAAGACTCTCAACAAGTTGGGACCGCAGTCGATTGATCTATTTCAAGATTTACTGGGTGGTGGAAATGCTCAACAACTACCAGGATATGAAGACCAATTCCAACAAGGCGTTGTAAAACCTTCATTGAAAACATACCAACAAGAAATTTTACCGGCTTTGGAACAAAGGTATGCGGATATTGGGGCAACATCATCATCTGCATTCAATCAGGCATTACAAAAAAGTGCAGAAGATTTGTCCGATTTATTGTCAGGTCAAAGAATTGCCTATCAGCAAGGACAGCAAAACTTTCAACTCGGGCAAAGGCAACTTTCGCAGCAAGCTCAAATGGGAGCTCTCCAGCAAGTACTTGGATTATTAGGACAACGACAATTTTCCCCGATTGTACAAGGGCCTCAACGAGGTCTTTTAGGGGATGTTATTGGCGCTGGTGCATCATTAGGAGCTGCCGGAATTATGGCTTCATCTAAAAAAGTAAAAGAAAATATTCGAGATTACAAAAAAGGTCTTGAGTCTATCCGCAATATGGAAGTGAAGCAATATGACTATACGATTCCAGTTGAGGGGCCACAAAAAGACAGAGTTGGTTTGATTGCTGAAGAGATGCCAGAAGAACTACAAGCAGATCTGAAAGGGATAAAAGCTATAGATCTGTATGGACTTGTAGCGATTCTCGTGAATGGCATTAAGCAACTGGATGCAAAAGTTAAGCTGTTGGAGGCAAGATAATGGCTATTACATTTCAAAGTTTACAAGACCCTTATGGAATCGGTGCCGCAGGAAGTACACTTGGTCAGGCTCTCATGCAAAGAGCATTACTGGATAGACAACAACAATCTCAAATTGCTTCAGAAGAGCGCGCTTTAGGTCGCCAGAAATCTCAGGCTACAGCATTAGGCTCTGTATTAAAACAATTTCAGCCGCAAGAAGGTCAACCCTGGGATCAAGACCGTATCGGCAATTTTATGGTAGAGGCATTACAATCCGGAGCTGATTTTGGTGATGTTTTGAAAGCAGTAAACACCATCCAATCTCCACAATTAAAGGCAAAGGCCCCTCCTAAATCTGTTTTGGACAGAGAACAAGAAAAAGGCTTAGCAAAATACATTCTAGATGCCCGCCAGAAAGCCTCCACAGCAAATGAATTGTTGGGACAGTTTCCAGACCTCATGCAAGCCATAAACTCTCCTGAACTTGAACAGCAGAATTTCCTTCAGCGTGCTTTTAAGTCGGCTGCGACAAAATTGCCATTCGGCCAGGGTGTTACCTTGAATCCTGAAGAGCAAACCATAGCTACCATGTCCAAACAGCTTGTAACAGAGCTCTCAAACTTAAAAGGTCTGCGGCTAACTGACCCTAAACTGAAATGGCTTGAAAATGCCACTGTACAGGTAGGCAAAACTCCCGAGGCGAATCGTAAAGCAGCGTCTATAGCCTTTGATCTCTTTCGTTTAGCTGCGCAGAAGCCTGCCATCATCGACCAGATAATAGCCGAGAACGATGGTGAAGTGCCTTTAGATATACAAACCCAGGTCGATCGACGCCTAGGGAAGTCATTGAACGAATATATCGATCAACACGCAGATGTGGGGCCATCAAAGGAAATAGGTGCCACTTTTCAGAAACTTCCTGATCCAAAAGATTACGAAGGAGCTGAGATTACAGATGCAAAAGGCAACAAATTTGTATCAACTGGCAAGAGCTGGAGAAAGGTAAAATGACGTATACACTGACAAAATTGGCTGATAGAAAACCTAACATTGCGACAGTTGGGAATTCTAACATTGAAAATGATAGTGAACAAAGTGAATATACGCTTACAAAGATTGGTGAAAAACCTGGAGTCGCAAAGCAAACTCTTCAGGGTATTGCTCAAGGTGGCTTAGACGTTCTCAGCTTAGGAGCCCTTGCAACATACCCACTCGAAAGAGGTGTGCAGCTACTTACAGGGCAAGAGGACCGTCCTGGATTATTGCCAGGACAAGAAGCTCGATACAGTATGCAAGCAGATATTCTCGAGAAAATGCAGCAACCTGGATACCAGCCTTCTTTTCTGGACTTATTGATGCTTAGCGACGAAGATGATATCGCGCCTATAGGTGGTTCTGGAACATCATTAGCACGCCTCCAGCAAGTTCAAGAAGAAATACCAGAAGAAGGCATATACCAAGAAGGTATCCGTCGAGTTACAAGATCCTTGCCATTTGCGGCTCTAGGCCCTCTAGGTGCAATTTTAGGCGCTGAATTCACAGGCCTTGCAGCCCGAGAGGGCGTTGGTGCGTTAGGTGGCGGAGAAACAGCTCAAACTATCGCTGATATCGCAGGTGGTTTAGGATTTGTTCTTAAGAATGCATTTAAACGAGCTCCTGCTGCATCACAGGTTCCGTTTGTAGCCGAGAAAGAAGGCGGCTTAATGCAGGCCATCGAAAAGCAATCCTCTCCAAAAGTCATTGAAAAAAGACTTCTCTCTTTAAGTGACGAAACTATTAAGGATTTTGGGAAAAAACTATCCGAGATAAGTGACAAAGAAATTCAGCAAATGTCTCAGTTTTCTGCTCGCGAAATTGAGGATGCAATCGTTAAAGAAGGCTCAAATACCATCCTAAACAAAATCACACCTCAGGACCAGCTCCCACAACAGGCATGGAAGGGGATTCAAGAAAGTGCAAATGCGCTGTTTGAAGCTGAGCAAAATGCCTACTCACCTCTTTACAGGAACGTTAGAAAATCCGCTGAAAAGATCACAGTCAATCCACAAAGCTCAATAGCAAGTGCAAGAAGTGTCCTTGGTAAACTAACCAACGTCAGAACAAGTCCCACTGGCTATACACAAACTGCAAATTTAGTAAGGGACGTGCTCCATGACCTAACTGGTGTTTCTCCTAGTGCAGAATTGATTAAGAACGCGCTAGAGTCAGGAAACACACGGCTACTCGATGCTATTTATGATTCCTTGAATAAGGGTAGTTCATTGAAGGCTGATAAGTTGATGGACCTCTCAATACGTTTGAATGAGGCAATCAATTACGAAGCTTTGACACCTTCAGTAAAGGATCTTCTCAAGCCACTTCAGCGCACTGTGAAAGATGAACTGAAGAATGCCTTGAAGAGCAACCCAGAAAGCTTGAAAAATCTAAATGATGCTGATGAACTGTATAAGAAAACAGCTAACCGTTTTGGGAAGGATGTTATTGGTTCCTTACGATCTACAGAAAATCCTGAAAAGTTGGTGGATGTATTTTCTCAGCCATCAAACTTTGAGAACCTGGTCAAGTTATTCGGAAATAACAGCCAGCAAGTTAAGAATGCTGAACGTCAAATAGTAGAGCAACTAGGCAAGACCAATACAAAGACAGCCAATGAACTTTTCAGAAATCTAGAGCCTTACCTTTCAAAAAACGCTAAAGAAGCGTCAAAAGAAGTTATTGCCTTAGGAGATAAGCTTTCTGTTCCTGGACAGAGACGCGCTCTTCAGCAGGCAATGCTAGAGGATGTTTCGCAAGCTATAAGTACGGGTCAGCCACCGAATTTCACTACGCGTGCCATGATGACACCAGAAGGGCATCAAACAGCAAAACAAACGTTTTTTCGAACACAGCAAGGAAAAGAGTTGTTCAAGACCTTAGAAAAAAAGATCGTTTCCGATCTTCTCGATAGTGTGGTCGTTGGAGACCAAATCAATTGGCAAAAGGCGGCTGAAATTTTAGAAAATCCAAATACTTCCGCTGTCATGAACGAAATCCTAGGAAACGAAGGTTTTGCAATCTTAAAGAATCTACAAAATTATGGAAGATACATTGCGAGCAACATAAACTTAGCGAAGATGCAGCAGCCGACACTGTTCAACAAAATGATCAATCAGCTAGATAGTCCTACGAAGCTTGTATTGGCTGCTATCGTAGGAAAAGCGATAGCGGCTCCCTTATGGTTAGTTGGCGGAGCAGCTGCGATAAGTCTGAAAAATGTGCTTGCGTCAGTCTTAACGAATAAGAAAGCGCTATCTGCGATTCGCGTATTGGGAAATCCAAGTTCTGTTGGATCAGCTTTATTAAAGGAAACTGGAATATTAAATTCTGTTATACAAGACGAGTTATCTTAACATGAGTTCGACAAATTCCATAAAGAAAAATAAAGATAGTAAAAAATAGAACATATTATTTTGCCTTCTGCTGTAATATTTGTAGATAACGCTCCTCAAGGGTACACAACCTTCCATGGAAGCTCTTCATTTCCGCATGGAAAGCATGCATTTCTGCTTGTATGCTTCGATTTAGGCTGATGAGTTCTTTTCTATCTTCTGAGGCCCTCATATTAGCTTCTTTGGCATCAGATTTGAGAGAATAGTACATAGCTACAACGGCAATACTGAATAGCGAAAATTGAATCCAGTCCATAATATTTCTCCTTGGCCAATTTTATACCTTGGCATTTTCTAGAGCAATACTTACTTCTACTGGCCTGTGAATTTCTCACGAGATACATGATGCCACATTCGTGACACACCATATGAGTTCTTTTAAATGTATTTCTTGGAAATTTAGATACAGCTTTGTTTCGGCATACAATAGAACAATACTTCCAGTTGTAGTCGCTTTTTGAATTATTGCATATCAAGCATTTCATAAGCAGCTCTTCTAGCCAAATTGATTTATATAACAGATCTCTTAGCCTATTTAATTTTCATTTACTTCATCCAGAAAAAAATAGAAAGAGAAAGAAAAAGTAAAAATCTCGTCTCGCACGACGAATCGCACAATTTAGGGAGAGTCATCATGGGAAGAAGTCCACTTGCCTATTTAGGATCATCGGACGCTACAACCACAAACGAAGGTATCGTTGAATTAGCAACCGTAGCCGAAACAATAGCGGGTACTAATGCAACAAAGGCCGTAACTCCTGCTGGCGTTGCCGCCGTCGCTATCGCAGGTGCTCCTGCTGCATCTACCTCGCAAGCAGGTATCATCGAAATAGCAACGAACGTTGAAGCAGCAGCACAAGCCGCTACAGACAAAGCACTCGTACCATCTAATCTTCCTTCGATATTTGCAGCTCCTGGCGCAATTGGTGGATCGACTCCCGCAGCAGGTACATTCACGGACTTAGTTGCAGATTCTACAGGCGCAATTACTCTTGATGCCGATGCAGCTTCTCGATTTGCAGTTGCAGGAGCCGGTATCGATCTTACGTTAGAAAGTGCGGCCGGGAGAGTGGTTATTAACGGTGAAGAGACTGCCGCTGATGCCATCAGAATTGTTTCTGCTGCAGGTGGTCTTGATGTAGATACGGCTCTTCTCTTAAGCCTGACATCGTCAAGAAACAACGCGCAAGCTATTCAAATCAACGCTTCTGCCGGAGGTATTGATATTACAGCAACTGGTGCGGCTACAGAAGATATCGATATCGTCAATACCGGCGGTTCGGTAAACATCTCCGCTACAGAAGCGGCTGCCGACTCGGTGACCATTTCTTCAACAGCTGGGGGGATGGATATCACGGCTACTGGCGGTGATATGGATATTACCTGTACTGGCGCTGGACTTACCATTACTTCAACAGAAAATTCCACAGATTCAGTAAAGATCGAATCCACCGCTGGTGGTATTCAAATTTTGGCAAGCGGGGCAGCAGCCACTGAAGATATCGTCATAACAGCGACGGGTTCTTCTGTTCGATTAACAGCCACAGAGAACGTAACCGATGCTATTAACATTGAAGCAACCGTCGGTGGTGTTAATATTTTAGCCAGTGGCGCCGCGGCTGGTGAGGATATCAACATCACAGCCACAGGTTCATCAGTAAACCTTACATCTACAGAAAACGCTGCTAATGCGATCTACCTTAGGGCTAATGGCGGAACTTCAGAAACAGTCAAAATTCATGCTGACCAAGGTACAGGCGTAGCAAGTGTAGAAGTAGTATCTGATGCTGGTGGTGTAACGATTACAGGAGGAGTGGCTTCCGCTGATGCCGTCAATATAGTTGCTTCAAATGCTGCGGGAGGTATTGATATTGATGCAGGTACCTCGGGAGTAATTGTAGACACTACGGGCGCAATTTCGCTAGATTCTGGAGCAGCTTCGAATTTCACCGTGACCGGTGCATTTGACCTCACGCTTAATTCTTCTCTTGGATCAGTAAATATCAATGCCGGAGAAGATGCTGCCGACGCGATAGTAATCAACGCCTCAGCAGGAGGTATTGATATCCTTGCGATTGGTGCCGCAGGCCAAGACATTGACATCTCAAACACTGGTGGTTCAGTAAATATAACAGCGACGGAGAATGCCGCTGATTCAATTGTTATCACTTCGACAGTGGGCGGTATCGATATATTAGCAGCAGGCGCCGCAGCTGGCGAAGATATTGATATTGTAGCGACTGGTAGTTCTGTAAACATCAGTTCAACTGAAAGTGCCGCAGACTCAATCAAGATCGAATCCACCGCTGGTGGTATTGACATCTTGGCGTCAGGCGCAGCCTCTGGTGAGGACATTGATATTATAGCAACAGGTTCATCGATCAATATCACAGCCACAGAAAATGCTGCTGACTCCATTGTGATTACATCTACTGTTGGTGGTATAGATATTTCATGTGCAGGCGCCGCAGCTGGCGAAGATATTGATGTTACGGCAACAGGTTCATCGATCAATATCACAGCTACTGAGAACGTTTCAGACGCGATAGTAATCAACGCCTCAGGAGCTGCCTCGGGGATAAGTATCGATGCTGGAACTGCAGGTGTAACCTTCGGTACAGGTCTAGTAAAAGCTGTAACCAGTGTAGCTACTGCTGCAAGTCCATATGCAGTTTTAGGAACTGATTACTTCATCACAACAAATTCAACCGCTGGAGCCCTCACAATTACATTACCAGGATCTCCTGCAACAGGGCGCACATTGATAGTATATGACGGTGCTGGACAAGCTGCAGCTGGTGGAAATGTAACAATTGACGGAAACGGAAAGAACATTGCGGCAGGTGGAACATCTGCGGCAACGAAGTTAATAAACACAGCCTATGAATCCTACACGCTGACGTATGATGGCACACTCTGGTGTGGTCAGAACATAGTCTAATTACTACGAGGTTAAATTATGAGCGCCTTGGATATTAGATTAGCTGCAGAAGCTTTGAGAAGTAGAGCAGCGTCAACATTTAATGGATCATATCAGACTTTGGGTGCGGTTTTAGCCCACCCAATACGTCTTTTTAAGATCACTAACGATACTAATGTTGGTGTAACCATTTCTTACAATGGTGGCACTACTGACCATGAATATCTTCCAGCTGGTGCATTTATTCTTATCGATATTACTGCCAACAAGGTTAGACAAAACCAATTTTCTCTCGAAAAAGGCACACAAATATCTGTGAAAGCTTCAGTAGGTACTGGAAGCATTTACTTATCAACCTATTACGCTGAGTGAGGAAGCATGTCACAGTCAGGCATTTCGACAATAACTTCTGGAATGCTACCTCCGTCTGTCCCCACGACGTTCACAGCTGATTCAGGGAATGCTGTACCAGCTGGAAATAATCTTAACGTTTTAGGTGGAGACACAACCACTAACAATGATAACGGAATCCAAACTCTTGGGTCTGGAAGTACGTTAACAATACAGCTTTCTAATAGGTCTACAGGTACAGCTACAACAAGTGATGCTACACCAACTACAGTTCTTTCATTAAGCCTAGGATCTACTCCTGGCGTATATTTTATCGAAGGAAACGTTGTAGGGTTCAATACCACAGATTCTGCTGGGGGCGCTTATAGCTTTACCTCAGGGATGATTACAGATGGTGCAACAGCCACAGAAATAGGCTCAGAGTTTAAGGATGTGTTTGAACAAGCAGCCATGGCGTCCGCAGATTTTAACATCATTGCCAGTGGCAATAGCGTAATAGTTCAAGCGGTAGGAATTGCAGCTAAGACAATCAATTGGAACGTATTTTTAACCTATAGATTCGTGAGCTGATATGCCGGGTTTTTCAAATGTTTCTGGTGATGAGTCCATAATGTTTGCAGACAATGCAAGCTTTGATGGAACAGAGCGCGGCGGAAAGCTGACAACTGACGGACAGTTATGGATTGGTTCGACAGGAAGCCCACACGTACGAAAAGGGACGTTAACATCATCTGGTGGAACAGTAACAATAACAAATTCTCCTGGATCAATAAACCTAGAAGCTGGAACTTCAGTCCCCACGACGTTCACAGCAGACTCAGGAAGCGCTGTCCCCGCAGCAAACATTTTAAATTTAGTTGGTGGCACGAATGGAATCGATACATCGGCTTCAGGAAACACTGTAACATTTAATTTTGACGTAACCGAAGTTCCTACAGTTGCTACAACATATGCTGCAGATTCAGGAACCGCCACACCTGCAGCAAACGTTCTTACTATTGCCGGCGGATCCAATGGAATTGATACTTCTGCATCTGGAAGTACAGTCACACTTAATTTTGATGTAACCGAGCAACCAGCAATCCCAACATCAGTAGGAACAGATTCAGGAACCGCTACTCCTTCGACTAATACCTTCAATATTGTCGGTGGAACTGGAATCGACACTTCTGGAGCATCTAATAACGTGACAGTTACCTTTGACGTAACTGAAGTTCCTACAATACCTACCTCGTTTCCAACCCCATCAGGAACCGCCACACCTGCAGCAAATGCATTGACTTTCGCTAACGGAAGCGGGATCTCAATATCTGGCGCTGGATCCACTGTTACAGTAGCTGTCAATGGCTCTACAGTCGGTCAAACAATCACAGGAGATACTGGTGGAGCCTTAAGCCCTACTGCAGGAAACTGGAACATTGTCGGTGGATCTAACGGGATAGATACAGCGGGTTCAGGAAGCACTCTAACCATTAACTTTGATGTGACCGAGGTCCCAACGTTAGCTACAACCTACAATGCAGACTCTGGATCCGCACAACCTGCAGCAAATGCACTTACAATAGCTGGTGGCCCAGGAATAACAACGTCCGCGACAGGTAGTACAGTAACGATAAATTCCGTGGTATTTACCGATACTACAGCCACGACTCTATCTTCTGATAATGGCTATTTTGCCACAGATGCAGGAACCTACACTTTACCAGCTTCTCCCGCTCAAGGCGAGCTTGTAGTCATTAATTGCGATACAACAGGTGCTGTAGCTGTAACGGCCAATACAGGGCAAATTATCAGGCTTGGCAATGTTGTCTCATCAACGGCAGGGACTGCTACTAGCTCCGCAAGAGGAGATTCTCTCACATTGAGATATCGGGCATCTGGTGCGGTGTGGTTTGCAACATCATCAATAGGGGTATGGGTATTAGCATGACAGCTCAAACTAATGACAGTAAGTTTGCAACAGCAAAGTGGATTGTTTCTGCAAACATTTCTGATGGTGCGACGCACACTACAATTGCTGCAGCCATTACGGCTGCTTCTACAGGGGATACGATATTCATTAAGCCAGGAACCTACACAGAGAATATTACTGTTGGTAAGGGACTTACTTTTGCAGCTTATACTCCTGAAATGCGAAATTCTCCAAATGTTACGATAACGGGAAAAATCACCGTATCCTCCAATAGTCTTAGTGTGCTTTTCTTTGGTATTAAGTTTACGACTAATGGTGACAATTCGTTTGCATTGACGGGGAACGCTTCAGAAATAACTTGTCAAGATTGCTATTTTAACGCTGCCGATGCCAATTCTATTAGCGCGACTGGCGACGGATCGACAAATTTCTATATTGAAAATTGCTCAGGAAACATAGCTAATACAAGAACGATTTTTACCACAACGAATGCATCGATCTGGATTAAGAACAGCTTATTCATAGATTTTGCAGGGACACCCGCAACTTCTACTTCAAGTTCTGGTGGAATTCATGTGATGAATAGCGTGTTGTACTTCCCACTTACGACATCAAGTAGCGGACAAATTCATATACAGGGAAGTCGTTTTGGTACATTTGACAGTTCTATAAATACCACGTGGATAACAACTGCAGGAACAGGATCCAATAACATTCAAGGCTGCCAACTTTTCTCTGGCACAGCAAGCGCAATTAGCGTTGGAGCTGGAACGAATGTCTATGTGACACAAACTCACATATTCAGCACTAACACCGCTGCAATTGCAGGCGCTGGTTCGGTTCTTTTCACTGATCTTTCATTTTCTAGCTCATCGAATATAACCACCACCACCAAGACGGTCTTAAATACAGGCCCAAGCACCACTATTGGCTCTACAAACTCCGGCGCCACGAATGCCCTAATAGTTACGAATGCATCAGATACAGCAAACTCTCAGGCAAGCATAGCGGCCTCCGTAGCAGGAACCTCTGCCGGAGACCCATTCTATCAATCAATAGTCACTGGTGCTACTACATGGACGTGGGGAGCTGATAATTCAGATTCAGATGCATTTGCTATTTCAGCCAATGCTACTTTAGGCACCACGAATATCATGCGTGCTTCAACAGCTGGTGAAATAAACTACCCTCTACAACCCGCGTTCCTAGCTGTTCTTTCTTCAGAACAATCAAACGTTACAGGAAATAACGTTCTTTATACAGTGGTGTGCAACACTGAAATTTTCGATCAGAATGGTGATTATAACAATGCCACTGGAATCTTTACGGCACCTGTAACAGGGAGATATCAACTTAACTGGAACTGTGCTACAGGTCCCGCCTCTGTTGACGATGCTTATATTGAAGCACAAATTGTTCTATCAAACAGAGAACTCAGAGGATCCGATCTGCTTGAAAACGGAAGCGTATTTTATAACAATGACCTCTCTGTGTTAGGAGATATGGACGCTGCAGATACAGCAACATTTAAAATTATATGTGGTGTTGGAACACAAACAGTCGATGTAAAAGCACAGCCATACACTCATGTGTCGGGATATTTAGCTTGTTAAGGAGTAAAAAATGAAAGTGCATTGCGATGGAAAAGAAGTCTTATCTCTCACTGAGACTCAGAAGAAAGTCATAAAAAACGACATACATGATGAAATCTTCCAGGAAGATATGGAACGACGCTTACATTACATTCTCACTCACAAATACGAAAGATGCTTTGATAGGCTGAAAAAAGAGTGGGAACCTAAGTTGCGTACGAGGGTTCAATCAATTCCAACGGATCCTGATCAATTTGCAGAGCTCATCTTCGCACAACCCGATTATGAGTCGCGATCTAAGAGAGAAGAGAAAATACGCGAGAAAGAAAGAAGAAGAAATGGGATGTCATAGGATTCTCTCTGGTCAAGCGGATAAATCAATTGCAGAAATGCTTAAATCTGGCTAGATTACGATTTTAAATAATGGCTAACTCGAGAGGAATTACAATGTTAAAATATATTCTTGTATCACTTCTATTTTTAGTACCACTGCATGCCAAAGAAAGAAAAAAAGAACCCACGCCGAAAGCTTTAGCACAAGCCATTCAGGAAGATCGCTTTGAAATAGATAATATATATTTTATTATATACGACATGCATAATAGAATAAATTATTTAGAAGATAGGTTGTTTCAGAAAGACGAAGAGAACCTTAGTGATCCATAGAATAAATATTAGGTTTTTGATATTTTTTGTTTTAACATTTCTATCTCGTCTTTCTGTTCTAAATATAAGCTCATAAGTTCAGTATATTTCGCAAAAAGACTTTTCCTTATTTTTTCTGATTGCTGCTTAACACATTCGAGCTCTCTAAAAAACTGATCTTCTTTAATTTCATCAAATAAAATCAACTGGGTGTCCATAAATTACTTAACCTTTTCGTAAAGAGTTTCTAATATAAACTGATTCTTGGATACTTTGCCTACCTTTTTCTTCCTCATTTCATCGATCTTGTCCATAAGAGAGCGTGGAATTCGTAATGTAAAGAGGATGTTTTCCTCGTCTTCTCCTTGAGATGACTCTACCTTAGTTTTCGCGCCTTTATTTATAGCATTTTCGATGAGTTTCTCATCAATTTTATGGACCATTTGCTTTTTCTTGACTGACATCACTTTACCATATGTTTGATAGCTTTATTCCGTTATAAATATACCTATTTGGCATTAAAAATATAGTCATTTAACTGTTTGATTTCCGTCATTGCCTTCTTATCAGCTACCTTTAATTCAATCACCCCTAATCCTTCGCTAGCAGCATTAGAGAAAGCTTTTCGTTGGCCGATCGTTATCGGAATCCAGCCATTTCCAAAGCTTTCCTTGATTATTTCGGCCGCATCTTCGTTATCTTTTCCCTGAGAATCTGCGCGATTAATGACTGCATAAGAAATAAGCCCGGGATTGGCAGCGCGCATTTCGTTTATAAGATCTATCACCTTGCCTATAGTCCAAACATCCAAACTTCTTGGTTGAAAAGGTGTGATGAATACATCAGCAATGGACATGGCAGCCCTCTGACTCGTGGTATCTCGACCGCCAGTATCAATAATGACATCATCATAATCATGGCCCATTTTAAATACTTGAGTACGCACAGAGTGTCCTGAAAGCTTAATTGTTGTCCAAGGGGTATCGATTCCTAAAGATTCTCGATGTTCTGCCCATTCGCTAGTAGAATGTTGTTCGTCAGCATCGACTAAAAGCACCCTGTTTCCGTCCATAATTGACCGAATCACAGTCAAATTTGTAGCTATGGTCGTCTTGCCACACCCTCCTTTAATCCCACCTAACGCTACAATCATTTTTATGCCTCCTTGTCGTTATTTTGATTTCATCGTGACAGCATAATGGCGCAAAAAATAAAGATCAATGAAATTATTTCTTGCGTTAAAATGATGTTACTTTAGCATCGTTTAAATGTTAAATTGGCTGATTTTAGAAATCAAAATGAATACACTTACGTGATTCCAGGAACGACCTGACCTATTGAAAATCCTGTTTTGGTTTAGGTGTGAGGCAATCTTGCGAAATGCCATTCCTTCAGAACGTAGATCTTTGATGACTTGAATGACGCTTTGTTCCTCATCGTTAGCCTCTAAATGGGTGCCATCATCGGATAATTTTTTCCCGTAAGGGATATATCCTACTCGCTCATTTCTCCCCTTTTTTACAGCCATGGCAGCTTTCGTGCGTGCTTTGATTATATTCCTCTCATATTCTCCAAAGGAGTCAACGATTCTACGCATCAGCAATGAAGAAGGATCATCGTTATCAGTGCCCTCACCGGCAAGTGAAATGACCTTTCCGCCTTTTCTCTTAATCTCGTTTTCTATAAGTGCCACGAGAACCACATCTCGGCCCAATCTATCCCTTTTCGCAACAAGAATAACATCATCTTTCTCAATCGAAATCATGGCCTGGAGTAGTGCTGGACGCTTATCAATAGGTAATGCTGCACTGTATCCATCATCCACATAAAATTGGTCGACTACCCTATTGAACTTCCTAGCGTAATTTTCGCAGGCGATTTTCTGGGCATCCAGACCGAATCCAAATTCCGCTTGTTGGTCAGTGCTGACACGTAAATATGCTTTGAATTTCATTAAAGATTTTCCTTTTCATGGTGGGCTTGTTAAATAACCGTGCGGTAGTTTAACGAAACATCTCGATTTTTCAACGACAAATCGACATGTTGTTTGGGTATGTTTATCAGTTAAAAAAAAGACTAGAAAATTATGATTTTACGAGAGATACTCCCCCTGCTTTTGCCTCTGTTCAGAGATAAAATGGCAAAAAAAGTTCAACCACTCGGAGAAAACTTAAGGTTAGGTAACCCTATCTCAGTAAGGTTAGGTAACTCGAAACATTAAATCATTGACCATGAACACCATGAGAATTTTAATAGCCAACGATAACGTACGTTACTACCGTAACGTTGTTCATGCTGCGCCTCTCCTGAACAATGTCTCTTGCATTAAATCCATTGATTTTTTAGACTAAAAAACCTAACATTGCTATAATACAGGGAGAGGCGGTATGCCGTATAAGCCTATGTCCCCACAGGTCTTCAAAAAATACATCGAAATGGTCGGATGGAGACTTGAAAAAGGTGGCGTGGACTGGAACTTATACAGTGATACTGGGGCTTTCATCTGTACCATTCAAATCAGTCATGGAAGCCAGACAAAGACTGAAGTTACCGCGAGAAGTGTAAGAAAAGTAGAAAACGCATTTAAAGAAAGGAAATGGTCATGGCCTCCGCAAAAGAAATTGAAAAAGAGCTAGCAAAAGCTCTCGCCGAAATTGGTCAGATTGAACCTTGGTTTGATGATGAGATAAATGAGTGGGGGTTTTCACATAGGTTATATCCGGTTGAATGCGGCGGCAATTCTCCAGAGGAAGTTGTAAGCAAATATCCTCTGTACCTTAAGGAATTTCTTAAAGAACGCATGAAAGGCAACCTGGATGAGTTCGTTGAAAAGAAAACCAAGGGAAAAGGTGGTTATCGTCCTCGATCTGGTAGACCAAAAGGATCTGTAAAATATCCTAAAGAGCGCATGTATATACCTGCAGATATTGCAAACTGGTTCAAACACGATCCATCTTCTTTCCATGACGTCAGGAAATTGATGCAAAGAAAGTGTGCGTGAAGACAAAATCTATTTCTTACATGATATTATTTCTATTTTGTAGGTCTGCCTCGTACTCTCAGAGCAGGATTTGCCATAAATTCATGAAATATTTTTGGCTGAATCATCACTAAGATGTTGCCGCAAGGTTGTTCGATGTAAACGCTTTGCTCTTTTTTTCTTGAGTCGCGATAATATGTTCTTCAAACTTACCAAGTTCTTTTTCTTCTACTTTTTCGCAGCATTCTTCAATCCCAGATTTTATCTCTTCGACAAACTCGTTAAACTCTTCTTTATTTCGAAGGTCTTTCCATGTACCTTCTTTATTCTCTGAATATTTTTTCATTATAACTCCCAGATAAAAAATCCCCACATCAGTATCGCGGTATCAAATGATACCGATGTGGGACTGCGTTCAATATTATTATAAAATTGTCCTATTCGCCAGTAGGACGCTTCTCTCGTGAAAGCCTCCAGAACTCAACAGGACTCTTTCTGTACATCTCTAAATTTTTCCCTTTTAGAGCTGGAATGGATGAGTAGTCGATTTCTCCTTTACGTACTGTCTTGGAGAGCTTAACACC